CTGTGGTAGGATCACCATTAATTGAGGTATTTATTGTTGTTCTTGTTCTGGTCGAGGCATAACCTAATGCCATTTTAGCAGAAGCACTATATCCTGTTAAGTCAAATGCACTTCCATCTGTATCTTTTACAGTTACATCTGAAGTAAATGTAGCTCCTTGTTCAATGTATAGGTTAGCCGTCGCAGCCATTTAGTTTTTTATTCCTCTTTTTCTTCAACAATCTCTTTAGGTTCTTGTTCTTTAACTAATTTCTCTATCTTTTTATTATAAAAGTCTGTCAAAACATCAATTTTTTCTAATTCTACTTGATGTCTTGCTTTAGAGTTTAGAATTTCCTGTCTTGCAATTAGTGTGTTTTTCAAATCAAGACTCAAACTTTGTTCATCATATTGTTTTCCATTTATGGTTATTGACATAATATTCTCCTCGTTTATGGTTATAAATTTATATCTATAGTACTATTTATAATACATTATTTAAGTTTGTCAAAAATTACAGGTTGATAATTTTCTATTGATTTTGAGTAATCAAATGCCGTTCTCCATAGTTGTCTATCTTTATTTTTAACAGCTGATCTTCTATGACTTGTAATTAGTTGATCCATAAACAATAAATCACCCTTTCTAAACACATGGTGTATCATGTATTTTGATCTTGTTACATCATTCCATAATTTATTATAAAATGTATCAAAATCTTCTATTTCTTTACCATCTCTATACCATGCTTTATATAGATAGATAAACATAGGATACAAATATTCTTTGCCGTTTACAGGATGTTTTGCAACTAAAGGTCGTCTATCTATTTCTTCTTTATAATGTTTTTGTCCTGTTCTAAAGTTTTGTTCACCAACATTTTTGTATGCTTTAGAATAGACACCATCATCTCTCCATATTCGTGCTCGATCACCTTCATTATTAAGATTTATATCTATACTTCTATAATAATTTTTATCTTCTTCAGATAAATTTTCAAAAGCATATTGTTGATTTACAATTGAAAGAACAGTATCTATACATTCTTCAACACAATATAATCCTACACAAATTTCTTTAAAGTTATATCTTCCAGTACCATTTGCATGCCATTCTAGTTCTGTTGGACCAAACATACCAATTGGTTTGCCATTAATAACAGCACCTGACACAATACTTATTTGTGGTGAGTCTTTTGGATTCATAAAGTAGTCCAATTCTTCTACCTCACCTATTCTTGCACAAACTTGAGCAAGTTGCTGTCTTGTTAAATCTTGTTCATGTAAAACAACAGAGCCTTCATTAACAATTTTATAAACTAATTCTGTTAACTCTTTATCTGTATAATTTATTATTTGTTTACTCATAAATTTTCTAACAATGGTGTTATACAAATTCTTGCTGTATCATTCCATTTCATTCTACGTCTTTCAGCATAATACTCATCTCTAGTGGTTGCTAAATAAAAACAATCAGACGGTTTAAAGCTATATTCATTACAAATTTGTACTTGTTTTTCTCTATACTTATTCCACATTTCATCAACTTTAAAATTACTTATTATTAATTCTATAGTTTTAACGCCATTATAATTCCAATTCTCAAATCTTTTTAATCTATCAAGTGTAGAATGTGGTTCTTTTGTATATACTAATCCAAGTCGTTGACCTATAAGACCAAATCCTTTAGAAAAACTAAAAAAAACTTGTTCAGTATTTTTTGGTAGATTTATTCTTTGAATATTTGTTGAACCTACATAAGTACAATCTAAAATTACAGGTGCTTCAATTTTACCTGGATCAAAATAATTTCCATCAGCAGCTGAGGGTATTGATATATACAGAGGTTTATTATTATCTATTTTGCCTTTCAATGCTGCTCTTCCAGTTTCCTCATTCATATATTGACCCGGCACATCACAAGTTACAATACTAGGTCTACTTATAATGTCAGCATATTCATATTCACCGTAACAAAGTTTTTGCCACTCTCTTTTTTCTGTCATTACCCAATGATGAATAGCATCTGTTGTACCATTTGTAAAATAACAATAATTGAAATCTGATAAATCTATTATTTCACTTACCCATTTTCTATGTAATTCTTCTACCTTATTTAAATCATTTGTTGCATGACCACTACCTCTTTTATAATAAGTATCTGAAATTAGTTGTTGACTTATTATATCTTTTACTTCTTTAAATGTTGGTACGTCTACCCAACGATTATCTTTTAATTTTTCCTTCATATATTCAGTAAGTCGTCTGTACCGTCTAAAGTAAACATTAAAGCTATTCTAGGTTTTTTACTCATATTTACAACAGCATGTTTATAACCTATATTTAAAAAATATGCTTGTCCATCTTCAAGGTTATACGCTTCAATCTTATCATTTCTTTTAAATAAATTAATTACATTATTGTCACCATATATAGGCACTATACATCTAACACCATAACTTACATCATAATCAACATGCCAAGGTATCATTTTACCAGGCGCTAATTTTGTTATTCTTATTCTACTTGCAGGTGCTTTACATTGAGATACAATATTTTCAAAATAACTACCTTTATAAATTTCAGTTGGCATATTATATAAATGTTCTTCTTTTCTTTTTAATCTTTCTTTTATACTTGTTGTATGAGATAAAATTTCACTAGGTGTTGTTAAATTTATTTGTTCAAAATTATCATATACACTTTTTACCAAATCTTCATGGTTCATACATAACATTGGATTGGCAGACCTAACGTCAACAAACGTATCTGCTATTAAATCAGTTGACTTTCTTAACTGTGCTAAATTAATATTTAAATTTAAATTAGCTATTGTTGGTAGATTGTGTTTCGATAATTTCTCCATTGTGTTCTCTTTCTATTATAAAATTAGATTTAGGTTGCCAGTTGTAGTCACCTTGTAATCTAATACTATAAACATACTGTAACATTGTACCTGTTTTAAACAAAAACTTTGTTTCTAATTTTAAATTTTTGTACCACTCTCCATTTATAAATTTTTTAAATGCAGTATCAGTCATCTTTCTTTTTCTTTGATATAGATTATTTATTGCTCTATTTTTAATGTCATGTGTAATGTAAAGTATCTTAAATCCTTTTTCTCTTGCCCACTTTATCTGGTGTTCAGCCATAATTAATCCACAATGAGTATGTCTATATTCTTTTAAGATATGATAACGACAAACTCGCACTGCTACAGTTGGATCGTTTGTATAGTGTGAACTTTCAGCAGCTGATATTGATATTAACTTATCATCTTTAAAACACATCCACGTTTCTATATTAGGATTATCAGGATTATATTTTTTATAAGTTATACTATTATTGCCTTCATTAAAAGTTTGTAATCTAAATCTCTCAATTAAAGGCCAATACTTATTAGGATTTTCTGAATATCTTTTTACTATCATACATGAGCAATAAGTCTTCGACCACAAAATATTTCTGCCTCAACAATATATTGTTCTTTAAATTTATATTGTTGCATATTGTTTGTAATTGTTTTTAACTTTAATTTTTCTTCATAGTATTTTTGTGTGTGATACGGTTCTTGTATTACAGCATTTTTACATTGATAGTAATTCATTATATCAGTAAACATTTTATAATGATTTTCTTCATATAACAAAACACCACTAAAAATAATACAATCTACTTTGTAATCTACTGATTTTAGATTTGCCCAATCTCTTACTTCGTACTCAATGTTGTTTTCATTAATCCATCTTTTTTGAGCAAACTCTATAGGCTCTGGCGATGTATCAAAACCGTAGTAACGATAATCTTTATAATTTTTTTCACGTAAAAAATCATTGATAGGTCCATGTCTGCAACCAATATCAACAATACCTTTATAATTATTTTTTATAATTATTTCTGCTTGTTTTTCAAATATAGGTTTTGCTTCTAAAGTATCTAAGTATGACATATCTCTTAAACTATACTGTCTTTTCATAGGTATTTCACCAGTTTTAGTTGTGATATTAGGCCAAGGTATAGATTTGTTTAAAGTCACTTGCAATCCTCCATAATAGTCTATTGTTATCCATCACAGGTGTTCTACGGTGTAAACTTGTAAATTGATCCATTAATAACAAGTCACCCTCTTTAAAAATGTGATGATATTGATATTGTGATTTAAATATTTTAGGTTTTAATTTATTAATCATTTCTTCAGCGTCTATTTGTTTTTTACCTTCCCACGCTTTTGTTATAAAATGATACGGAAAATAAAAATATTCTAAGCCTGTATGGGGATGTTTATCAACTAGTTTACGAATACTTCCTTTGTTTTTACTCATAAATTCTAATTCGGGATCGTCATCCTCTAAATTGTATATTGTATTGTTTTTAAATTTTAATCTTATTGTAATTGATCTCCAATAATTCTTTTCATCATCTGACATATCATAAAATGGTTGTTGAGTGTTACAGACACTTAAAGTTGTATTAATATCTTCTTTTACACAATACAAGGCAATTAAAATTTTGTCTATCAAATGCCTAGAATTTCCATTTGAATGCCAACCTAATTCTGTATCTCCAAACATACCTATTTTTTTACCATCAACTTTTTTACCTGTAACTAAAAAGATTTCTGGATAATCTTTTGGATTCATAAACAAGTTAGGAGCCTCACACTCACCAAATCTTTTCATTGTATCAATATATTCTTTTTCATTTAATTGTTGATTATAGAATACAGCTACACCTTGTTGATGTACATTTTTTGCAACATCAAGTAATTCTTCATTAATCATATCTTTTATTTGTTTATCTATTTTTTTAGGGTATATCATAATATATTTTCTACCATTTCTTTAAAATCTTTATAGTCTAATATCTTAGGTATGTTATTCCATCTTGTTACCCAAGCACATCTAGGTGCTTCTGTAATAACTACTCTATGCATAATATCAGTTCTAATTAACACTGGTCTATTTTCTAAAACTATTTCACCTATTTTTCTATCACTTAAAAACTTTTCAAACTCGGGTGTGTATTGACCCATTTCTTTTTGTGCTTTAAACTCATGGTAGTATGCATGACCATGTGCGTTTTTTTCAGGCAAATAAACTTCTTCATCTTTTGTTTCAAAATAATCAATACGAGATTTACCAAACACAGGTATAACAATGTTATAACCATTAGGGTGTTCAGTATCTAAATCTATATCTGTATGAGCAAATACATCTTTTTCTGTACTATCAGCTGTATTGAAACCTGTTGAACGAAATTGATAATGTGGATGTACTTTTCTATGTTTAGATAATATAGGATTAAATACTTGTTCATATCCCGTAGGTTTACCTGTTTTATTATCTTCAAGTGAATAACTTACAAATGGTGTTTTACCAAATGTATTGTTAACATTACTTTTAACTTTATTGTACAAAGACAAAAGTAATTCTGTATCAGTTGCTACGTTTATGTATTCAGCTACACCTTGTATCATAGTTTATATAAAACACCATCTATAAATGGGTCCTCAAATTCTTTTGTTATACTTCCATTTTCAACTAACAAAGCATATCGTTCACTTCTTACACCAAAACTGTCTCCCCAATCAACATCTTTTTTAAGATGTTTTGTAAACACTGCCAATGGATCAGATACACTATCTATTTCAGAATGACCATGTTGTTTATTCCAAACATCCATGACATATGCGTCATTAACACTTACAAATATTACTTTATCTACACCAAATAATTTTAACTTATCTAATTTTTCTGCAAACCCTGGAAGATGTTTATTTGTACAAGTGTTTGTAAATGCACCAGGAATACCACATAATATAATTTTTAATTTATCGTCTACTTCATAGGGTACAATTTTTTTATCTTTTAAAATGTAAAGACCTTTACTACTTATTTTTTCCATTTACTATCCCATTCATTATATTTTTTCTGCCAATCACTTACTTGATCTAGCATGTTTTTGTTAATTATTTCTTTACTCTCACTTTCGACAAACTTGTAATTATCTGGTACTAACTTTTCCCAACAATCATGTTTTACAAACATTTTTTTTACGTTACCACCTAACTTTTCTAACAACTCTTTTGTCATATCAAAATGTCTATCGCCAGCACCTTTTTTAACAGGTGTAAATGATATAACATATATTTCTTTATTTGATATTGAATACTGTTGACCTAAATCTGCATTATAATATGCCTTTACAACTAACCAGTCCATAAGATTTTTAAAACCTACACAATAATGACCAGTGTATTCAGGTATAGAAAAAACTAATTTATCACTTTTACTTAATATATTGTCTATAGCTTCTACCTCTTTAGGAATAATACCGTCTGGTCTATTTGAATTGCAAATAGGTAAATCCAATTTAATGATGTTTGAAAATTTGATGTAGTGGTCCATTAATAATAGACCTCTATAACTCATAGAGCTTTCACTATAACTAAAAGATACTGCTGTCGTATTCATAATTTAAAAATCAATATAATATATATTACTTAAATAACTTCTCTGCTAACCAACCACCTGTATCGTATTTGTGTAATCGTATTCTTTTAAAATTGTCATGGTGATTTCTATGATATCCTTCACCTGCAATAAAAAAGTTTAACCATGGTACATTTGCACCACCTGGAGTTCTATGACCTACTGTATTTAATAAACCAAATCCTATTTTAGCAAATACAAATGGTACAACACAAAATGATATCCAAAAGTACGGACTAATTAAAAAACTAATTATATTTACTGAAATTAAAATATGTAACCAGTATTTGTGGCAAAAAACTAGTCTAGGATTTTTATACAAATCTCTAGCATATTTACTTGGTATATTTTTTATATCCCATGTTGTAAATAATACTTTCCAAAAACCTACATACTTAGATGCATGAGGGTCTTCTGGACCATCTGAATGTTTGTGATGAATACGATGGCTTGCAATCCAACCAATGGGTGTTCTTATACATGCAATCATCAGCATTGAAAGACCTAACACTTCAAACCATACAGGAACTTTAAACTGATTGTGACAATAATGTCTATGTAATAAAATACTAGCACCTAAGTGTGAAATTATTTCGGACCAAATGACACCTATAAAAATAGCAAATAACCAATCCATTATATTCTATTGACCCTCTAAACTATAAGATACTGAATTTTCAGAACAAAAGTTTTCTAAATTTTGACCGTTTTGTGTATTAACTGGTTCATTTATAAATTCCTGATAGGCAGCTTGATCTACAAAGACTGTTGTCCAAGTTTCTACTAAACCATCAACAGTTTTAACAGGTTTTTGTGTTATTTTACCTTGGTCAAAATAACTATCAATCAAAGCTAATATGTCATTGTTCCAAAAGTTAATTTCAACACCTTCGTTTGGTTTTTGATAAACGTTTCTAAATGTATAACTCATAATACTATTTATATAACCCCTACTATATGTATTCTATCCAGCATGGAGGCGTTTAATGCTGTGTGATTTTTTGTTGTATCAACTACATGATAATTACCATCTGCAGGATAATGAAAAATTTGTTTATCTATAATTATAAAACAACTTTCATTTGTTTCAATAGGTATGTGTATTCTTTTTGATAAATCTTTATGATAAGTATAACATGTTTTAGGTTTTAAATTCATTACTCTGGTACGATACATTTTTAAATCTGATAAAATACTGTTAATATAAGGCAGATCAAAAATAAATGTGCTAAAATCTGTTTCTTTATATCCCATTTCATATTTTTCATTCCATTTACCCACACCCCAAAATGGATCTAAATTATCTTTGGTACCTTGAAGACAAATTTGTTCATCAAACTTAGGTAATAGCTTTAGTTCACTTTTTATTTTTTCTATATCTAAGGACATACAGTTATCTCTTTGACTCTATGTGGTTGATTTAACACCCAATCTATAATTGAAATACAATAATCAATAGACATTTTTTTACTGTCTATATTAGCACTTCTTGGTGAGTCAAAATAACCAAAGTTAATTATACAAGTGTCAACACCTTCATAATAAAGTTGTTCATTTACATCTCTTAGTGTTTTCTTTTCAATACCATATCTATACATTTCTTTGTGACCTTTTATCCAATCACTTCCTGCAGACCCTATATTGATTATTTTTTTATGAAGTTTTGCAGCCTTATAAAGCAATTCTACTTGTTGAAAACCATCATGCTTACAATTAATGAATATATCACAATTATTTAAGTCATCAACTGTATCATATTTTTCATTTAATACTTTACCAAGGCCTCTACGAGTACCAGTAATATAGAATTTCATATACTTATTTAGACGATAAATATTGACAAATTTATCAAAATGTGTTATAATATATATATGAAAATTGTAAATATAGTGTGTACAAGTAAGCCTGGTGATGGTCTCTTTCATTATAGTTATGAACACTGTTGCTATCTTAACTCAATTGGCATTAAAAGTCAACTAGTAATTTTGACACATCACAAATTTAGTCAACAAGACTATATTAATGCTATTAATGAATGTTATATAAAATACGAAAATGTGGTATTTAACTTTTATACACCTTCATCAAACGATATAACATTAATACTAGGAAGAAGTATGTTGACACTAGCATACTTGAACAAAAGCTCATACACAAATGATCAATTACTTACTTTACATTTGTTGTTTAGTGGTAACCTCATATCTGTATATTCAGAAAATCATCCTAAAGAATATTCAAACGCCGTAGATTATTTTAAACCAAAAAAGATATACGACTTATGCGATTATGATGTTTATCCTAATGGCATAGGAGAACAATTTGAAAAAATAATAAACTTTAGTATTTACAAACCAGTTAAATCAGATATACAATTTAAGTATCTGTTTTTAGGTACAAATGAAATATACTATAGAGAAATAGAAAAACACATAGACAAATATCCAAATCACGGTATTGTAACTTACAATGAAAAGTGGATTAATCCTAAGTTAAATAATCTATTCGTACCTATTAAAAATATATTAGGAAAATTTGAAACATATGTTTATACAAAACCTAATTTTGACCCAGCACCTAGATTATTTGTAGAGTTTAAATGGTTAGGTAAAAAAGTAGATTATTTAAGAGATAAAAGTATGAAAGACGGTGGTATGGTTTATTGGAACAGACCTGTGCCTACGAAACAGATTTATAAAGACAATATAAATATTTTAGTTGATTTAATTAAAAGAATATGAAAAAAATATTATTAGTTAGTGGTGATAGTTTTAGTGACAAAAACTTCTCTACAACGATTCATCCAGAATTAGACACATCTTGGCCTAAATGGCCTGAACTCTTAGCCGACAAGTTAAATATGGAATGTATTAACATAGCAAAATCTGGTGCAGGTAATGATTATATCTATGAAGCATTAGTTGATACTTTACAAAACATTGACAAAGAACAAATAGGATTAGTAATAGCAGCTTGGTCTCAATGTCAAAGAAGAAGTTGGCAAGAATCAAAAAATCTATATTGGAAAAACAGTAGAGTGGATACAAAGGGTGATGTATTCTATTGGACAAAAAGAACTATGAGATATTGGTATAGTTTTCAAGTATTATGTGAAAGATATAATTTACCGTATAAACAATTTCAAATGATTTCACTTTTTCAAGGATGGTTAAACGGTTTACATCAAAACGACCATGAGGTATATAAAAATAAATTAAATCCAGATCCTAATTTTATAGAAAAACATATTTATCCAGGTGATAAAAATAAAGATGAAAAAATCTTAACAAACATGGTATTTAACCATGAAGATCATATTAATACTAAAAACTTTATAGGTTGGCCAATATTTTTTAGATTTGGAGGTTTTCACGTTGAGTATAAAGTATTAAGAGATGCAAACCATCAACCGTTAGATGGCATGATAATATCTAAACATGATGCTCATCCTACAGCAAAAGGTCAAAAGGCAATAGCGGAGTTTATATATGACAGGTTGGGATAGAGAATATTTAAAACATAAAGACGAATACCTAGAACTTTTTGATAAGTCAATGCAAAAAGAACAAGAAAGTAATGTTGAGTTTTTGGAAGATAAACTTAAACTACTCACAGGTAGAAAATATGCTGTAGTTTGTAGTAATGGCACAGACGCATTACATTTTGCTTTAAGAAGTTTAGATATAAAAAAAGGCGATGAGGTATTGACAACTAATTTTTCTTGGATTTCTACTGCGTCTTGTATATCTATGGTCGGTGCAACACCTGTATTTTGTGAAATTGATATATCATCTTATCATATGTCATTAGATAGTATTAAACGTATGTATTCGGATAAAGTCAAAGCAATAGTTTATCCACATCTATTTGGTAATATGTCAGATACAAAAGAGATAATAGATTTTTGTAAAGAAAAAAATATTACATTTATAGAAGACGCAGCTCAGTCGTTAGGCGCAAGTCTTAATGGTGTCAAAGCAGGATCAATAGGTGATATATCAACGTTAAGTTTTAACGCAAACAAAGTTGTTGCTGGGATTGCAGGAGGCGGAGCTATACTTACAGATGATAAAGATAAAGCAGAGATATTTAAAAAATTAAGAAGACACGGCAATAATGAAATATTAGGTTATAACTCTAAAATGTTGTTAATGAACGCTGAGTTTATAAACTTTAGATTAAACAAAATGAAAGAATGGCAATCTAAAAGACAGGAAATCGCAAAACAATATAATGAACAATTAAAAGATTATGTCACAATACAACCCACAACAAACGGCCTTGATCATAATTATCACAAATATGTTATTAGACTGCCCAACAAAGAGATACGAGATGAATTGAAAAATACCTTAAACGCAAAAGTACATTATGATAAGCCATTATCAGAAAATGTTATGTATAAAAACATTGAATATAGAAAAGATAAAACTTATGAAAGTAAGTTAGTTTGCGACACAATACTAACTTTACCTATTCATCCATATATGACACAATCAGAAATAGATAAAATAATTAATGTAATTATTATTACCTTAGAACACAAAAATAATAAATTTGTAAACAATATGAAAAAGATATTGGGTAATAACTTATTTGATAAAGAATTACTTAAAGAAACTACTGAAGATATTTACGATTATATTGTTGAAAAAATATATCAATTGCCAGAGTACATTGAAGAAGTTGAATTTAAAGATAAGAGAAAACTGAAGATAGCATTTAATAAATTTTACAATAAAATAAAATGAATTTTGCAAATATAAGACTCAATATAGAAAATAGTCCTAGATGCACATTAGAATGTCCTCTTTGTAAAAGAACTACATACTTTGATTTAAACAATACCAAAATAGTTCCTGGTGTTGATTTGTCCCTAAAAGATTTTAAAAAATGTTTAGATTTCTTTAAAGGTGGAATTACATTTGGTGGTCAATTGTCTGATCCGATATTTAATAAAGATTTAATAGAAATGTTAAAGATGTGCAAAGAAAACGAAGTTGATACAAGTGTTTTAACAGCAGCTACAGGTAGAAAAGAAGATTGGTACAAAAAAGCTTTCTCAGCAAACCCAAATGCTGAATGGACGTTTGGTATAGATGGCCCTCCACATTTAAGTCATAAGTATAGAAAGAATCAGAATGGTGAATTTTTATTTGAAATGATGATAATGGCAAAAGAAATGGGATTAAAAGTGTATTGGCAATATATTGTTTTTGATTACAACGAAAAACATTTAGAAGATTGTAAAAAATATTCAAAACTTTTAAAAATAGATATGGAAATATTATATTCTCAAAGAAGTAAAAGGGATAAAGGTGATTTTACGTATGAATAATAAACTTAAAAAATATAAATCTGAACTTACTTTTCCTGATAAAGATAAAAATGAATTAAAGCCTAAATGTATTTTTGAAAACCAAGAACTTACCTTATCAAGTATGGGATATTTTACACCTTGTTGCTGGGTTGATGACGAGTTATATAGAAATCAACCTTGGGTAAAAAGTTTATTTAAAGAGCATTTAAAATTACAAAATAATGAAAAAGTTGAAGACATTTTTAAAAGTAAAGAATGGACAGATTTTTATAATATGTTAAGAAATAATCCCAAAGATGCTCCACCTGTATGTTATAAATTTTGTAGTAAAGGTGTCATTACAAGAAAAATAAAAAAAAAAGAACATGAAAAAAATAACTCAATTTATACAATGGTAAAACACTAATGAAAACCTTAGACGAAATACAAGATAATTATTTAGCTATAGACTTCTTTTTGTCAATGTCATGTAATAAGAATTGTCATTACTGTACAAGTTATACTTTAGAAATGAGAAATCTAACAGTTGATATGAACTTTTTAAAACAAACTTTAGGTTATCTTAAAAATTATAAAATTAGAATATGTCTATTAGGTGGTGAACCTGGCCTTATCAAAAACTTAGATGATGTAATAAATGAAATAAAAAAATATCCTAACTTTGTATGTTCAGTATTATCTAATTCATTTGTTCGTAAAAGATATCCACATATACTTGAAGATAGAGATATACTTTATGTTGAACACAATATATTAGATTGGTATGAAAATGAAGTAACAAAATTAGGTAACTTTGATTATATACCTGAAAATGATTTTAACAATTATAATGTTGTTGTAAGAACGCCTAACTATTACAAATATAAAGATAATCATCCTGATGTATTACAAAAATTAAATCACAAAAACACAATGTGGAAAGCATTTAATGGTAGGTCAAAAGATTTTACAGATGTTATACAAGCAGATGAAATTGATCGTAAAATGTGTGCGGCCTTTCCTATGGTCCCAGTTATTGATTTTGAAAAGAAACATATTGTACATTGTAGTAAAAAGTTTGCTAACAATACCGAACTATCTAAAACATTTGAACTGACACAAGAAAATATTGATAAGATGATGAACTTTAGATTGTTTAAATATGAAAATTATTGTAAGACCTGTACTGAATGGGTACAACCAAAAGGACATTTTCCTATGAGAAAATATGCAAAGGTACTAAATGACTAAAATATATTCTGTAGCACTAAACTTACATGATCACAATACCTATGATGGTGTGTTTCATAATCAAAGAGAAAGATTTACAAGATTTAAACATAATCTACCTTATCATGCTGAGGCTTATGCTCATCAATCAGATATTTTAAATCCTGCAGATTATAGACTAAACAATGAATTTGTAAAACAATATTTTGTTAGAAAAGAAGATGTATTAGCATTTACATATACCTATGGTGGTGTTAGAATGTGTAAAGATATGTTACCGCAAGATGTATTCAAATATGAACCTAAAAAACTATGGGATTATTACTACAAAGATGGATTATATTTTATAGATCATCATCAATCTCACGCCACTTATGCCTTTATTAATTCAGGTTTTGAACAATCGGATATATTAGCAATTGATGGTATAGGATCAAAATATAGATGTGTGTTTTTTGATAAAGACCAAAATTTAATGGATTTGTCTGATAAGTTACCTATAGGTTGGTTATGGAATCATATGTCTAACTTTACAGGTTTTGGCACACTAGGTGCAAGTAAACTAATGGGACTAGTTGCATATGGTAAATTTAGTCAATACTACTATAATATTTTTCAAAGAATATTAAACGGCCCGATTACTGAAAAAAAACAAGATTTTTCCTACATAAGTATAGACAATTATGGATTGCACGATTTAGCCCACACACTACAAGTATTTACAATGGATAAGATAGAAGAATACGTATATCCACTAAAAAGTTGTGACAATCTTTGTATTGCTGGTGGTGTTGCATATAACGGTTATATGAATGAAGAATTTACAAAACATTATAAAAATGTATTTGTACCACCTGCTGTTGGTGATGAAGGACAGGCAATCGGTACATATCAACACGCTGACTACATATTAAATAACAATATACACAAATCAGAAACATTTGCTGGTAAACAATATGAATATAATGAAGGTGAACAAGTGAATTATAAAGAGGTTGCACAAGCAATTGCTGACGGTAAAATAGTTGGTTGGTTTCAAGGAAAATCTGAAAGTGGCAATCGTGCATTAGGTAATAGAAGTATATTAGCTGATCCTCGTAATCCTGACATCAAAGATATTATTAATCATACCATAAAAATGAGAGAAGACTTTAGACCATTTGCACCTGCTGTTTTAGAAGAACACTATAAAGAATATTTTGATACAAGATTACCCAGTCCTTATATGAGTAGAATATGTAAAGTTAAAACTGATAAAGTGCCAGGCATAACACATAAAGATAATACCGCAAGAATACAAACAGTTAATAAAAAATTTAATGAAAAGTTTTATAACATTATAAATGAGTTTTACAAAATAACAGGCGTACCAATGTTATTAAACACAAGTTTTAATTGTCAGGAACCCATAGTAGAAACACCCGAACAAGCTATTAGAACATTCAAACGAACAGCATTAGATATATTAGTTATAAATGATAAGATTTTAAAAAAATGAAACATTTTGATTTATTAGAGCAAAAAAGAAAACACGTTAAAACTTATAGTGAAAAAATACCTCCTAAGAAGTTAATAGAACAGGCATTATGGAAAGCGTGGAAAACTTCTCCTTCTAAAAATAATGCTATGGCATATCAAGTAATAGTTTGGGGACCTGATAAAGAATTAGAAAAGGCAGCTATTCATAGTTTAGTTGTAAAAAATCACAAACACGCTGAAGATAGAGCTGTTGAAAAAAAGTTAATGAATAAAACTCAAGATGTTAAATTGGGTGTAGTTGAAAACCCATATTATCGACACATAAAAGAAAATCCGTATTTAATAACAATACATAGTAGAATAGCAAAACCAAATAAATTTTATGAAGAACAGATAAAAACAGGACACTTTTACGATCAAGCATATAATCCAGAAGATATAATAGACTCTGTAGCTGTTGAAGTAGGTATATTTGCAGCTAATTTGACAAACTATTTACTAGAAGAAGGATTAGATATGTCTTATAATTCTTGTTTCAAAAGAGATATTAAAGACTGGCACAACGTTGGTTTATATATGGTTAAACAAAGACCGATCACAATGATATCTTGTGGTTATGCTGAAAGGTATAGACGTGATGATTTAAAAAGTTGTGGAAAAGAAACTTGGGATATAAAACCTGAAATAAATGATATTGTAAAATGGATATAGACTTACAATTATTTAAAAATATAATGGCAGAGGCCAGACACAATGATGATCTTTTAGACTCATATAGTCCTAATCAATTTAAATCAAAAGAGGTATTAATTAATCACATTAATAGTTTAAATATTTTAAATGATAAATCTGAAATTATAATACTAGGAAGTTGGTATGGCAGTATATTAATTCCTGCATTTAAACAAGTTAAACGAATTACCGCTATAGATTTAGATAAAAATGTTATTAGTATTGCTAAAAACAGATTATTTAATCATTATAAAAATGTAGATTTTATTACCAGTGATGTTTTTGACAAAAACAGATATGGTAGAATACAAAATGCCACTTTAATTATTAATACGTCTTGTGAACATATGAAACCTATGAATGAATTAAAGGCTTTAGAAAATTCAAAATCATATTTTGCTTTTCAGTCTAATAATATGTTTAATATACCTACACACATCAATTGTGTAAATAACATAGAAGAATTTAAAGAACAAATGCCAAGTAACGCAAAAATAATGATTGAAGATCACATTAAAGATGATAGAGGCACTAGATTTTTATTAATAGGTAAATTATGAAAAGAGTAATTTATAGTTTTTACATTGACATTCCTAAAGATGAATTAGATATATTTGACAAAAATATACTTAAAAAAAATCATACACCAATAAATTATGTGACTAAAGATGCATTTAAACAAAACTATTCTAAGTTAGTGGCCTGCAAACAATGGTATGCTGATCAAATAAATGTACCTTTTAAGATGTTTGAATATGATACTAATTTTATATTATATAAAGATAACCTACAATCAAAATATCCATTTCTAACAACCTACAATGTGGTTAATTTTTATAAACTACATTTACTGTATGAGCTATCTAAACAATATGATGAAATACTTTATTTAGATTTTGATGTTGTGCCTATGAAGTCAGACAACTTTTTTGAAACTTGGGACTTATCAAAAGGTATAGCGATCCATCACAATACACATAAAGTAATTAAGATGGAAGCGGTAACCGAATATTCACAAACTATTCGTAGTCCAACATCAAAATACTATAATACTCAAGCTATGTTATTAGATAGAGGTTTGAATCCTGTACATAAGGTTGTAAACACAGGTATTGTTGGTGCAAGTAAAAAACATTTACAACAACTTAAATACTTTGATAATTTTGATTCGGATATGAAAGAAATGAGTAAACTAACAACAGGCCATGATATGTTTCCAAAAAAAATAACAAACTTTTTTGGTTGGGATAATGAAACACTTTTTGCAGTTAAACTTGCAGAAAACAAAGTAGATGTACAATGGTTAGATGACAACTGGCACTATTTTTTTTCAACACAAGGTTTTATACCAAAAGATATAGTATTATGTCATACTATTAATAAACAATTTGATGTTGTTTGGAGAGCATATAATGCTTAAAATTTGTACAGTTTATTTCAAAGGTACATATACTCCAGACTATGTGTCAAAACTTTATAGATCATTAAAAAGAAACAGTACAATACCTTTTCAATTTATATGTTTAAGTGATACAGATGTTGAAGCTGATATTGTGTTACCGTATAATCACCATAGTCATGTAAAAAAACATTGGCATAAGTTAAAGTTTTTTAGTCCACAGTTTGCTTATCAACAACCAGGTGATGATATTATCATAATGGACATAGATCAAGTTATTACAAATAACGTAGATGACTTATTAAACTATCCTGTAAATGAGAATGAACTTGTAAGTTATGGACAATGGTGGGATATTAAATTAAAATTAAATGGTGGATTTTACAAATTTAAATCTGGTAGTTTAAAAACTGTATGGGATGATTTTGCACTAAATCCTGAATACTGGCAGTTACACTATTATAATAAGGGTGATGTTCACACAAAGTATTATGGAGAACAAAATTATGTTAATTGGAAAGTACAAGAACACAATATAAAACTAACTTTAACACCACAACAATGGTTATGTAAATATACAGATGATTTTAAACAAAATTTAAAATTAAATAAAATTTATAGCAAAAAGTTTAATACAGATTATATGATATTAGATAATGTTAATAAATATATAAAGATTATTCACTTTACAGGTATTAATAAAACAATACATAACAGTAATCATAAATTTTTAAAGGAATATTGGAATGAGTAGTAAAGACTGGACAAGAAAAGAGTGGGAAGAGTGGTATAAAAAAACCATGTATTCATTTGATATTGAAAGACAAAGTGTATTAAATGCTCAAAAGTGTCAAAGAAATTGGGATAGAACAAGAAAAATATTACCAGAAGTAAGAGATCACTTTTTATGGTTAGCACAAAACGCTCCATCAAAACAATATGAAGCGTATTATGATGTATACTGGACTGATAATAAAGAAGTAATAGATGAATGTTCTAACTATACATGGGGAAATACACATAGTAGAACACCACCATCTAATTGGAAAAATTCTCAACAAAGAGCTTCACTCTATATTTTATTTGTAGGAAAAGAACCAGAAACTCGATTAAATTGTAATGCAGATGGAACTTTAAAAGAAAATTCACACCATGAAAGATGGCTTAATGCTTACGTAAGTATAGGTATTGCAATGGGTTTAATTTTACAGTCTGCAAACAAATTAGGACTATCTACAGGATGTAATAAAAGTCATAATGACATAAACGGTGATGATTATTGGCCTAAAAGATTAGGTATATTAGAAGATGTAGATAAAGGTAAAAAATTAATATCTTATGGCATTGGTATAGGGTTTCCTATAAAAGGTAAACCAAGATATTGGTCAGATCAAACTGAATTAATGATAGGTGCGGCTAACGGAAGTAAAATTACTACAACTAATATGGAAAAACATCCTAGAACTGGTCACTCTATGAGAAAAGTAAAAATAGTTGATATTACAAAACACGCAGGAGAAACTATAGAGGATCCATATGGCAATTTTCATAAAATTCCAGATGAGTCTTTAACAAAAATAAATACACCAAGGATAAGAAAAATTAATCTTATTGAAATAAAATGAGAATAATTTGTTGTAGATTTGGTAATAAATTTACTCAATGGCATGTTGATAACTTAAAACACATGATAGACGAATACTCTGGTCTAAAATATGATAGTTTTGAAGTTATTGAAGATGATCTATACGGCAATTGGTTTAACAAGTTTCAAATGTATGATAGATTTAGAGATAGTGAAAATTTATATTTTGATTTAGATGTAGTTATCTATGACAGACTTCCTAATCTTATAAGAAAAAACTTTACACTATTAGATGACACATGGTGGAGAGAACCAGCTCATACACCTTTAAATTCATCAATAGTATCTTGGACAGGTGATGTATCTTATATATGGAATAAGTTTAAAGAAAATGATAAAGAATATATTAAAACATACACTAAAGGCAGTGATGAATGGTACTACAAAAATATAAAATATGAAACTTACGATAGAATATGTCCATCAATAAAAGATTATATTTATCAAAAACCACCACAGTTCAGTATATGTACACTTGGACAAATGCACCACTTACAAGAAGAAGGATGGACAGGTTGGTATTCTAATTATTTTTTATCTAAACACTCAAACGCAGCTTGAAGAACATTTATTTTGTTACTAGCTTGTCTTAGTTTCTTTTTTGCGTTTTCATTTTTAGAATCTCTTATTTCTTCCAACTCAAACAACGCAAGTTTTAAAGCAAACAAATGATCTTCATTTTCAATATTTTTGAAAATAGCATTTACCAATGAAGGATAAAATTTTGTATTTAAATCTGCATTACCTAATATTAGTCCTTGTTTTTTAGCAATATTGACTATCGAGTCTTCAAACAACTTTTGCTCTGTTTTATTTTTTTGATAAGTTGACTCATGTAATTGATCAATATTCATATACTTTATAAGTGCTTGATATTGAGGATTATTTTCTTCGTATGGTATGATGGTTGTAAATACTGATTTTTTATCTTCAACTGTTGTTTGCACTTCTATATTTTTTCTTTCGTTATCTATAAAATATGCAGTTAAGAAATTGTCTTTTAAAAATTCTTCAGTTAACATTTTTGTTCTCCTTTATATATTCATACTAAGATTTATTTATACGTAAATAATAAGTATTCGCTGTTACTGCTGTTCCATCTGGAAATTCTTGTGCTCTATAGTCGTCTGTGTTTACATACAATTGTTGATAGTTACCAGAACCATTTAAAATAGTATCACCCATTCCAGAACCTCTTGTATTACCAGAACCAGATGTTCCTAAATTATAACTAATTGAATAGCCATCAGCAGATGAAGCTGCTGTATATCTTATCCATTCTTGTACTAATGAATTAAATGTAGCAGATGTAAACTGTTGAATGTTATTTGATGCGTTAACATAATATGGCAACGTAAAAGTAGGTGCTGAACCATTTACTCTATGTAAATAATAATTTGTAATTGTTGTTGGTTGATCCAGTGTTTCTGGAATACCACCAGCAGTATATAAACTTGTATCAGCTCTTGTATCTGTAAATATCGCTGTTGCTGAACCACTTACTTCAGTTGCACCAGCAACAGATGAAGAACTTGAAATAAAATAAGTTCCTGCTTGTTGTGTAGTTGTAGTTGCGGCTGTTAGTAAATCTATTGCTGGATGTAAAAAAGTATCTTTTACATCTTGTAAATTCATTGCTTGTATTTGACCACTTGCATTGTAGTATGATGGCCAAGTTTTACCTGTATCAGTTGTAGGTGTTACTGCTGCTGTAGTTTGATTAATTTTTGAATAACTTACTGTTACTGTACTAGGTTCTGCTGTTGTAGCTTCACTTGGGAATGCTGTTGTACTTGTTGAATAAGAACCAGCTTGTTTTCTTGTATCCGTAATTGTTCCTAGATTACCACCTGAACTAACTACTGATAATGCAACACTAGGATTCAATGAATATTGATAAATTACTTGATCTACTATCGAGTCAACCATTGAGGTTGACATCTCTCTTAAATTTCCACTTACTTCATATAAAGGTTTTCTAACTGCCATAATATCTCCATTATTTAATATTAATAAATCTATTTATAATATTTTATGCTCCTGCTCCATATATTGTTTTTACAACTGTACCTGATGAGTTTAAAATCTGTAGTGTAACAACGTTTTTAAGTTGATCTTGTCCTATTGCGTCATCAGCCATTTTAGCTTCTGATATTTGATTGTCAGCAATATCGTCTGTTGATATTGTACCATTTGCAATCATTGTACTTGTAACAACACCCGAACTTCCTGTGGTTATAATTGTACCAGTTTCATTTGGCAAAGTTATTGTTCTATCTGCTGTTGGATCTTGTGCTATTAAATTTATCTCATAAGTATCTGAAGTAGCACCTTCAAAATATAAACCTTCTTTAGTATAAATGTATCCTAACGTTTCTATATGTTTTGAACCAAAATATACAGATGCTCCTGAACTACTTATATTGTCAGCGGTTAATGTTCCAGTTACAGTTAAATTATCATCAACAGTAATTAAAGATGTGTCTGAAGAACTAATTGTATTGCCAGCAACTTGAATAGTTCCTAATGAATGTGTACCAGTTCCTTGTGCTGTAAATTCACCTGTAACAGTTACATCATTTGGCAATCCAATTGTTAAAATATCAGGACCACTAACCACAGCAGTAATTTGATTTGTTGTTCCATTAACAGTTAATGTTTCACCACCTCCAATAATTTGAGATGTTGAAGAACTGTCAGTAATTGTCCAACCTGCAGTAGATGTAGCAATACTAATGGTTTCATTCATAGCATCAACTAAATTAGTTGAACTAATAGCACCAGATAGATTTGCAATATCACCAAAATCATTAGCCGCTAAATCATTAAATTGCGTTCTAAACGTTTCTAGTGTATCGGTTACTGTTATATTTTTTACAGCCATTATTGTTTAACTACCTCTTTACCAGTTTCTATTATCTTAATGTTTTTCATCAACCACCTTTAATAATAATTGTTTAATTTCTGTTAATTCATTTTTTAATGTATTAATATCTCTAATCATTTCTCTCAATTTGTCACTTTCTTTATTTTTTTGAGTGACTCTTTGCATATATGCGAAATACCCTTTTCGATCAGAATTAACAATAGCTTGTGTTCTTGTATCTTTTATAAAACTTCTATCTTGTTCTATTACTTTTCTCATTACGTTGCCAATGCGATTGCTCTTAAATCTGTTACTCTTGGTGGATAAGCAGGATTAGTTCCTGTCATTACCATTTTAATTGCAAATGATGTAAACTCTCCAAGACCATCTACAGTAAATTTTTGTTCATTGTAACTTGTATTATATTCTGGACTATAAGGCGTTTGTGAACGACTTTCAGAATAATTAATTGTATCGTCTGCTAAACCTGTTGAATTAAAGTAAACATAAGGAATTTCATCAAAAGGTCTACTATCATCAACATGTCTAATTTTAAATAACATTTTAATATTAGATGTAGGATAATTGTTTGCACTTATTCTAACATCTAATGCTGTTGCTGGGTTATCTAATAAAATTTCTTTTGTAATATATTTTGCAGCTGCACTTCCGCCAGTTGCTGATGTTTCATCTACAAAATCTGTTGTGTTTGAATTATTAGGATCATCTAAACGATTTGTAATTAAAATCATATTTGCTCTAGCTAAATCAATAACAGGAGAAATATTTTCGTGTTGTGTTGACATTTCAAATTTATATGTTAGTGATTTATTTCCAGCAAAATGAGTTGTTTCATTTATAGGTGAAGCAACTTGTTGTTGTTCAGTTATATAAAAATTATCATTTGGAACAACTTCATTTTCGGTTTGAGCTACATAAGATGTTTCACTGCCGTGTATAGATTGTTTTGAAATTGTTGTAAGTCTATGTGTTACTGAAGTATCTCCAGGATGCATAAACCCTATTTGAGGTTGTACAACTTCAAATGCGATATTTCTTGTAGCAGTAACAGATGAGCCACCAACACTTCCTGTTGAAGTTGCTGAGTCACCAGATATTGTAATTGTATAACTATCTAAAGTTACATTTCCAATATCATGCGTACCATTGATAGCACTTCCTAAAATACCGTTATAGTCTGTACCATCAGTTAAACCAGCAATTGTAACTTTATCTGGTTTATCGTCATTCATACCGTGATTTGGGTGATTAATTTTTACAATAGAAGGATTTGAACCAAATGTTGATCCAGATCCTGCTGTTTTATTAGTTTCAATAGGATTATTTTCTAAAGTTTCAGCAGTTAAAGCTGAGTTATTAAATGTTACAGTACCAGTTGTGTTTGTTGTAAAGTTTGCTTTTTTTATTGAGAATTTAATGTCTTGTAGAGGTGACTCGTTTTGTCCACCTACGTTTTGTGATTTAAATAAAGAGCCAACTGCAGGTTGTTCCGAAACTCGTCTTGAGCCTCCAATAACTGTTTGTCCTAATTCAGAAACATATAAAACATATTTTGTACTATTTGCTGTTATACCAATAGCATAACTTATACCACCCTTTAAAAATACTGGTGAATCAAAAGTAAATGTTGTAGCTGTTGTACCATCAGTTGATGTGTTTACATCAGCGGCCGCTTTTGTGACTACACTAAATGGTAATATTTTTGAACCAGGTCTATCTCTATAAGTTTCTAATAGAGCAACATTAATAGGCTGAATCGTATCTTTTTCACTAAAATATAAGTCTAGTGATGTTACAAAACACCCTTCTTCTACCTGATTTACAAATGTTTGAGCTATTGCCATTATATTGTTCCTCTAGTTTTATTTATTCTATTTTTTTTTATTTTTCCAATCACACGACAAATTGGTTTACCTATATTGTGTAATAGACTTCCAATAATTGTTTTCTCACCCGCAAGATATTTTGCCCAATGTGGAACTAAATGTTTTGTAAAGAAGAACGCAATTTTACCAATTTTTGTATTTGATTTCATTTCTTCAATTAATGGATAAGCCCAAGCGTGATAACCTATCATCAATTCTGGATCATTTAACATAGCCCATTTACCATATTCTTCGTCAAGTTCCCATAATCGTTTATCTAATAATCCAAGTTCATAGATATAATCACAAAGAACCTTACCACCAGAAGAGCCTTTATTGTGTACTACATATCCGTCAGCGATGTATGAATTATCATTTGAAACATTAAAGTTATATAAAGGCAATTGAGGATTGTTGATTACTTTTGAATTAATACTAGTAATTTCAACTAAACCATTGTTTGTTACAAGTTTATCACCAACTTTTAATTCACCTTTTAATTGTTCATAAAGTTCTACACCATCACGTTCTTTTGTTTTTTCTGGTTTAATAGATTTCCAACCTTCTTCTGTCATAAATGGGTGTTCAGAAGTAAAGAAGTAATGTTCATTATCATTAAATGAGTATAATTTTCTTTCAGCCAATAAAGTAGGATCTAATTTAATAACTGTGTTTTCTTCTTTGTATCCTTTTACTTTATCGCCAACTACAACATCTTCAATATTTTTAAATGTGCCATCAGCCATTGAAACTTTAGTACCTGCTATGAAACAACTACCACCAATACCAGCTTTATTATCTTTTATAGCTTGAGCAGTTTTTGCTCTTTCTGCATTTCTTTCTTTTAAATCTGAATAAGTTCTAACATTTGGATCATTATCATCTGGATCTATCCTATCTGGAAGACCATCTTTATCTCTATCTTCCCATCCACCACTATCATTATTATCTGTTCCTCTATTTGAACCAGAAGATGAACCACCTGAAGAATAAGTTGTTGATGAAGTAATTTCTCTTACAGAATTTTCTTCTAATAGTTTTGTTTCTATAACATCTGGAACACGAGTTGCATAAACTGTTTCTTGTTCTGTTACTAACAATCCTTGTGCTCTATATTTTGTAGAAGCAAATGATTCATTATTTCTACCTGTTCTAAAGTTTGACTGTGAGTCTGTAATTTTAAATACTCTTTCTCCACATCTCCATTTTGGATTACCACTTACAGATGGATTTGGAATAGCAAATGTTCCTGAAAGTGAACCATTAGCATCAGATGTTAATTGTCCACCTAAAGAACCTCCAGTAGGTGTTACATATGAATCAACATCTACATCTTCAAAATAAGCATAATGTTTAGATAAAGGTTTTAACCCCGTTACTGTAAATGAAATTGTTTTAGACCTGATATAGGGTACATAAGATAAATCAACAAGTCTTTCTCCAAATGATTGTTGAACTACTTGTGATGATAATTCTCTCTTTAATCCTGAACGTGTAGCACTACCTGTTCTTCCTTCTTTAACAGTTGTTTGATTACCACTATGTGTTTTTTCTATAAATGTTCCTGTCCAGTTATTTTGCCATTCATTCCATACTGTTCCTGTTCGGTGAGATGGATTTGGAATATCTTTGATACTATTATAAAGTAAATCATTATTTACAACTAAATCTGGAGATGTTTTTGTATCTTTCCATTCATCAAATTCAGGTGTGATTTTCATATTTCCAACATATGTAAAAACATTAAATGGATTTACATTTACTGTTGTTGTAGCACTTAAATTAGAAACCAATTCTACTTCCGTGTAAGGTAAGGTAATTAAGTCACCTGTTTTTTGATAACCAGCAGCTGTTCTAGCTGTATCATTTGTTGCTGTTTCTATCAAAGAAACTTGATCTGTAAAACATCTTGGTCTTACAACACCATTTTCTAAATCCATAGAACATTGATAATCTGAATTTGTAGTATCTCCTACATTATGACCTTTAAAAGTATCTACTAAAAATCCATTTTTAAATCTGTTAAAACCATTAGCGTCTTGTATTTCTAAATTTAATGTTTCTTGTTCTAATAAAGATAAACTTGTATAATACTCTAAATTTTTAATTCTACTTTCTAACTTACCAATATCTCTCATTGTATATCTTCTATTATCTACAGGAATGACTGTAACATCACTTGTACTAAAAGTATATGCAGGTAATCTCAAATAACATAGAATAATAGAGTTATCAATTGTATCAGGTCTTTGAGGATCAACAGCCGAAGCACCTCTTGCTTGTTTAAACTGGCCACTTGTTGTCATATAGATTGCATCTATACGAGAGAGATAAAATTCAAAATCTGCTCTAAAATTTGATCCTGGTTTTGGAATATCTACTGAAACAGCATTCGTACCAGTAAAGTTTTTAGCACCTGTTGCATCTTTATCATTGTATCCTATAACATTACTATCATCTGCAACTCTTGGTCTAAAATCAACACACTCTCTTAACTCTAATGTTTCTCCTTTATTTTCAGATTTAAATGTAGGAATATTTGTATAATCAATCGCATAACTATCTACACTAAAATAATCTCCAGCGCCGTGTGTAAAGTAATCAAAATTAATTAATAATTGTCCAGTAGGTACTTGAGAACCTGACTTTAATTTAAGTCTACCTAAATCATAAAAATTATCTCTTTGACCATTGTCCAAATCAAATCTATCAGTTATGTTTGTATGTGAAGTAGTAGCAGCAGTTGCAAAATCTGGAGACATATAAACAGAATTTAATTGATAAATGTCTGCCTTACCTAAAGATATTATTGAATTTGTTGCTGTTGCTTCTGTTGTAATACTTGTTGTAGCGCCTGAAACTAAAGTTTTTAATTTTTCTACTGCAACATTTCTAACTATTGTTGCTGTAAATTTAACTTCAGAGTTTCCATAGTTTGAACCCAAGTCAATAGTTAACTGATTTGAATTACCTGATAATGAAAATATTGTATTACCTTCGTGGTTATTTCCTGATAAAGAAGTTATTTCACCAACTTCACCTGATGATGAACCTGCAGTTATATGCATTAACGCATAATCTCCTGAAGATAACGAAGCAAAAGTTTCATTTGAACCTGCATTAAAAATACCAATACCATCACCTGTTAGAGTCGTAACAAATTGTCTTCTAACGGTAAATGATGTGTCAGTTAATCCGTTGTTTGTAGCAGTTTTTAAAGTTTTAATAACTTTTTCTGGTAATTTATAAACTAAAGTATTGTTTGTTGTTTCTTGTAATTTTGTTCTTCTTCTTTCAACTGGTGAGGCCGTTGTAACATCAGAACCACCTACAGCGGCAGATAATGTTAAACTTGTATCACTTACAATTGCTAATACAGTAGCAGTTAATTCTTCTCCAGTATTATCAGTAAATACAATTGTGTCCCCACTTATTAATTCTGTTGTAAATTTTGTTCCTTGACCAATAACATCAGCACTACTATTTGCTACACTAATAGTTCCTGTTAAAGTATATTGTGAATCATCTGTTGAAGATGTTGCATTACTTGTTAATACTGTATCTGCTGTAAACGCTGGTGTATTAGCTTGATAAATTTGTTTTACATTTTTAAAATCATATACAATAACAGATTTAAAATAATTTGTATCTGTAGTTATGACTGCTGTATTACTTGAAGTAGCACCTGTAATTGTATCACCAGCAGTAAAAGTTCCACTTTTGTTTGATATAACTACGATACCATTTTGAGCTGTTCCACCTGAAGTGTAACCACTAAATCCTGAAGTATCAGTAGCAATTGTAAATTCGCTAGCACCTGTAACAATAATTTCATATGTGTTACCATTTACTTCAGTCATACCACCAACGCTGTCAAAAGTAACATTTTGTCCTGTTGATAAATTGTGTGATGATGATGTTGTAACAGTTAATAAAACTGCTGATGTTGCCACCATATTTGAAATAGCAGCTGTAACTGAAGTCGAAGCGGCCTCTACAATACCACTTGCGCCTGATACATTTGTTACAGTTTCACCTGTTGTAAGTGAATGTGCTAATTTTGTTCTTAAATGTGTAAATGCTGTAATATTAAATAAACCTAATTTATAATTTGATGTAGTATTAGATGATGACGCACCAACTGTACCTGAATTGTATTCAAAAAATCTAGGATGTGCTACACCTATTTGATGTATGTCAGTACCTACGCCACTATTTGCTGAACCACGTGAAGAAGTCGCTTCTTTATATAAAGATACTTCTTTATAAGCTTCTGTATCACCAGCAACTGTATCTACATCTGGCGATCCATAAATGTTTGAAACTTCTACAAAATTACCTAACGCTAATCCAGTTGTAGAATTATTAACTGTTTTAAAATCTCTGGACTTATCTATTGTAACATATTTTGTAGCTATAGTTTCTAACTCATAACCTTGAACATATGCTTTACCTGATCCTAATCCAATAGCTAATCTTGCTTTTGATTCTTCAGCTGTTAAATCAAATTCGTAACGTGGATCTAATACTGTTCCTACTCTTGTTGTATCTGGTCTATAAATACCTCTTTCATATTGAGATATAGTTGAGTCAAAATGATGTTCTCTTACATCAATGTCAAAATTTCTTACAACATAGTTTCCTGATTCATCAAATGTTCTACGAGCAAGTGTGTCAGCAATTAAACTATAATCTGTTTTTATAACTTTTGTAATTAAGTTACCATTATCAATTCTTAATAATTCTATAAAGTCATCATCTTCAGTAGATGTTAAATCTTTTTTAGCAAGTGTTAATGTAATTTTAAATCTATGAGCGCCTGGTGCATTTACATTTGAAGAACCTTGAGCGTTATCATTTAAAGAGGTATCATCTGAAGGTGTAATTAAACTTTCTGTAATTGTAAATCCAACTTTAAAACTAGGGTTTACAAAATAAGGTTCTAATATTATTGTTTGTGCTTCATTTTGTACAAAAAATCCATTTACATAATAAATTCCAGCTTCTACTCTCACAGCAGATCCAGTTCCTACTGCATTTGAGTCAATAGGTAATGCTACTCCATTTGTACCTACTGTAGCAGTTTCACCACCATCTCCTGTTAAAGTTTCTGTACTAACAAATCTATTAATAACTCCAGCACTAGCACCTGTACTTGCTGTTTTTGTATAGTTGACAAATATTGTTGCGGCTTCTGTATCAGTAGCAGCAGTTGCATTTATAACTTCAGCAACTACACCATTCGTGTCACCTGTAAAAATTGTACCAATTAAATCAGATACATTTGAAGTTGAAAATGTTGAAAGTTTAACGAAATGATAAGTGTTTATATATTGTATTTCACCAGGAATAACTTGAGCGCCATCTTTAAATATGTGATCTCCAAATCTTTTAATTTGATTTTGAAGTATTGATTGTACTTGAGTTAATTCTCTTGCTTGAACAGCAAATCCAGGACGAAATAAAATTTTATGAAATCTTTTTGACTCTAAATAATCATCAAAGTACGGACTAATATTAAAATCAGTTTTTGTGGCCATTTCTATCCCTATGTATGTTAAAATTCTATAATCAGTTTAATATTTTCTGTTTGATCTACAGCTCTTGATATTGGTGTTCTATTTTCAACATATAAAACATCTCCTGTATCGTGGTCGATTTCAGGTACAGAATATCCTGAAGCAAAAATAACATTATTAACTGGTGATGAAGCAGATGTGTCGGGTGTGCCTGTTGCACTTGAACTTTGTCCTGTAATTACGTTTGCACCAGAAAAATCAATTAAATTACCGTTACTGTCAATACCAGCATCACTATGTCTTGTCTGAATGTAATATAAAATATTATTTGTTGAATCCCATTCTACAACTTTACCAACAGCACCTGTTGTTGCTTGATTAATTTCTTCATCAACTGTAAATGTACCTGGTGTTGGTGAAGCAGCAATTTTAATTGCCTTTGTTAATCTGGCTGTTGTTGATGTTACAGCAGAAGAATTTTTTGTAGGATCTCTTAACAAAACAATTTTTCTAAAATCGTTTACAGCAGAAAAGTCTCCTGTATTTGCAGATTCACTACCTTCTAATGAAGTATTTAACATCACAAAGAAACCACCCAATTCTTCTAAAGCATTTGCACCATGTCCACCTTTTGGAGGAATGATTACATCTAATTCAGCGCCAGATAAACCTGTAGCACCAGCGGCAACAATTTGAGCATTACTTACTGTTGCAAATGTATAATTTACACCAGCAGTTGTTACGGTTACTGAAGATACTAAACCACCCGAAACTACAACTTCGCATAGTCCGCCTGATCCATCACCTCTTATTGGAATATTTGAAAATGTTCCGTTTGTACCACCCGAACCAGCAGATTTGATTTTAATAATATCTATTGCACCATTAATAGCATTAGATATTACGTTTAAATGATCTGTTCCTGCATTTGCATTTGTAGGAATTGCCATAAAATCTGTTGATAGAAAATTAGATTGTTGAGCAGCAGATAAGGTATACATATATTTCCATATGTAACCGTCTGTAGTTGTAATAGGAGTTGTCGATACTCCAGTAGGTTCATCATTGACTGTTGCACCATTATTATTATCTAAACACTTATAAACGTTTCTATCTGACGACAAAACATAAAAAGTAGAATCGAATAAAGTAATTGCACCACTAGTAGATGTTATTCTAGTTGAAGTAGAACCAGTTGTATATTCTCCATAATCATGTCTGTAAATATCGTAAACTGTACCAGATGTCCAGTTTCTTCTTGGAATTACAAAAGAAATATCTGATCCTGTAATTCTTTTAGCCGCAGTTAATTCATCAAATGTATAAAATTCATTAACTACTGTATCACCAGGAGTTGTAGGATTTGAATCTGTACCCTCATAATCAGTACGTCCATCAGCTCTAGTTAAGGTACCCCAAGCCTGAGGTCTTCCAATACCTAGATAGTATATGTTATTTGCGGGTTCTGAGAAAGACTCATGAAATTGTTCCGCATTATTTAATCTAAACTTATTTGTTATAATTGCTGGCATAATTTTTCTCTATATTGTATATTTATACACTTTCTTTTAATGTTTTAAATTAAGTTCCTGTTCCATATAATGATTTTAAGACACTTCCGGATGAGTCTAAAATTTGTAAATTTACAGCACCATTCAGTTGAGTTGAGGTAATTCCACCATTTTTAACTTGCAATACTCCTGAATTGACATTGATTGTATTATCATCATAATCTACAGAAAAAATTGTTCCTGTAATATCTATACCATCACCACCTGTAAAAGCTGGTAATGTTGAAATTTGGGAGAAATTGATATTTGTAGTACCAAAAGTAATCGTACCTTCAGTATTCATTACATACAATTCACCAGCACCAGTGTTACCTTCACTCACAAAGAAAGCATCACCTTCTCCTAAAGCATCAGGATCAGAAACACCATAACTATCAGCATCAGTTGCTCTTGTAAGTACCCAAGCAGTTGCTCCATCACCAACAGTTGTTACTGTGTAAATACCATTATGAACAGCGTTAGTTTGATTGTAAACTAAAACTCTATCGTTTGTACTTAGAGTAATACCGTCTATAATTATAGCTGTTAAAGTTCCATTGTTTGTTAACGTTGCACCTACACCTGAAGTACCGTTATTATAAGTTGCGTTTAGATTTGTTATAGCTTCTACTCTTACAGGATCATGGTAATGAATACCAGCAGAAGCAATTGTATCAACATAAGTTTTAATTGCTTTTGCTGAAGCAAGAGTATTATGTAATGATGAAACTGTAGTTAAATCAGTATCTAAAACACCAGACGCTAAGTCAGCAACTTCTATATTTGAAATTGAGTTACCAGTGCCATTTGCGTCAAATGTTTTATTTGTAAATGATATTGTAGAACTTGCTAAATCACTTATTTGTGATGAAGTTATAGATAAAGCAGCTTCGTGTTGTGTTACTGAACTTTGAGTTATGTTAACATCAGGCACATCTGCCCAAGTAACAGATGATGTTAAATCATTTGTTTCTGAAACTGAAGTTATATAGCCAGTATCATTTGTCCATTGTGATATATTTCCTGACTTGTTTGTTAAAGTATGTGTAGATGATGCTGTTAGTACATCTGAATTTAATGTTGTACCATCACCTATTGCTGTATAAATTTCATTGAAATTATCATTAATTAGATCACCAGCATCACGTAATGTTGAACCTGTACCATCATTTTGTATAGTTCCGATATTTATTGTTTGTTTTGTCATAACTCTCTCTTACTATTTATATACTATCCAGCATCCATTGTATTATTAGTGTTATCAAATGTTATGGAAGTTTGATCCATTGTTGATTGTGAAATAACACCAACCTGAGCAGGTATAGTAAAATTTGTTTTAAGTTTTCTTCCATCTTCATTGGAAGTCATTAAAAAGATTGCGTTTGAACCGTCTAAAGATGTTCTAGTTCCTTGAACTTTAATATCATTTAATATTTGAAAAGTAATACCACTACTACTAAAAGAATTGTTTGCAGTAACTCCAAATGCAGTATTAGCAAATTTATTTAAAACACCAAATCTTGGTCCAGCGTATGCAAATCCTTGTCTTACATTTACTAAGTCACCCAATGAATTAGATAAATTTCTTCTCACTCTACTTACATAATCTATATTTATAGGTTGTGTTTTTAAGGTAACATCTCTTGTTGTTTTATCAAATGGAGTAATAGTACTAGTATCAAAATCTGCTGATACAGCTAATTCAGGATTTGTTCTTAAAGTTGTTCCATCAGTTTCAGTTCCTAATCTTCTTCCTACAATTGTAGAATATAATTTTGTTAAAATATTTCTTAGAATTTCTGTAATTCCAGAATTAATTCCAGTAATTCTCTTAATTTGTAAATTTAATCTACTTGTTAAATCAACTTGTCCTGTAAAATAAAAACCAGCGGTGTGCATTGTCTTTTTAAAAGAATTACGCCAACTATTAATTGATTGACCAACTTTTAATACATAAGAAAAGTCCTGATAGTATAAACTATCTTGTATCTTCATTGTTTGTTCAGAAACAAATCCATCTTCGTTTAAAAACTTACCGTCTGTATCACCTACAGAAACAATGTTTACGCTAATATTTGCAACATCTAATTTGTTTAAAACTGAACTACCGCCACTTGAAGATGTTATAGTTTCTTCAATCGAAAAATTACCTGTTACATTTTTAAGTTTTAATAAATTTCTATCGTTATCATAGTTAACTATTGTTCCAGTAGCACCAGAAGAACTACCTGTAACTGTGTCATTTATGCTAAAATTTCCTGTTACTGTAGTTAAAATTAAATTTTGATAAAAACTCAAAGTAGGAGGAGATGGAGAATTTTCATATCCTTCTCCTAATTCATTTGTTTTTATTCCTATAATTCTTCCTATTTCAGATCCATAAGATAATATTTTTGCATCCGTACCAGAAGATGATGTTATCGAAACAATAGGTAATGAAATATATCCAGAACCAGAATTTGTAACATAAATATCCGTAATATCGCCAGTTCCAGTTCCTGTTTCTTGTACTATTTTATTTCCTGAATATGTATCACCACTTGTAGTTTCATCTTCTAATATAATGTGATCTTCTGTTGGGGATGTAGATGATTCTTGTGTAAATCCTCCACTAACAACTGAAACAAATCCAGAAGCATTAACACCTTGTGTTCCTGTATTATTAAAAACTAAATTATCACCTATGGAATATCCTGAACCACCGTCATCAACAATTATTTCAGTAATACCTCCAGAACCAATATCATTTACAGAAAATGTAGCTCCTACTCCTCCACCATTTACAGAAATTAGGTCTGTATATGAATAAAGATTACCATCATTATTAATTGTTTTTGCACCAGGTATACCTGTGATATTTGCTTTAATAAAGTAATCATCCAAGTCGGAAGTTGTTCCCCTAATTTCTTCACCAATTGTAAATACACCATCATACGTACCATTGTTTATTATAAATTCAGAAACTTCTTTATTACCTAAAATAAGTTTTTTTACTGATTCAACAACGGCTGTGGCACCTGACGTTTGACCTGTAATAGTACGACCTACTAAATTAATTGTATTACCAGTCGTTGATATAGCTCTTAAAACTTTTTGTGTGTCCCATTGTCCGTCAGAAACACGTAACATTTGTTCTCTTGGATAAATTGTTTCTGATACACTATTAAATAAAATTCTAAAAAATAACTCATGTCCCTTTTGAGTACCTTTTAATCGGTACATAGACTTAATGTTTTTAATTAAATTTCTTTTATTTAAATTAGGAGCTAAATTTTCAGGTATTGTTTTTAAAAACTCATCTCTAAATTTTGTTAAAAAATCAGAAATAACGTTATCAGTATCTCTAAAGTTTGTAAGTTGTTGAATGCTATGTACAGGATTAGGACGATAGTTATTAATGATTGCTTGTGCGTTAGAAGAATTGCCTGTTACAATTTCTCCCTTTATAAATTTATCTTGTGCTGATATAAAAATTCTATTATTTTCTAAATCTTCAGCAACAACAGTAGATGTTGCGTTTGAAGTTTCGCCTGTAATAACTTCACCAACTGTGAATTTACCAAAAGATGAATCTTCTAAAATTAATTTATCACCAGCATCTAACTGTGTTCTTTCAGAACTGATTTTACTTCCGTCTAATAATAAATTATCTGTACGACCCGTTTCATTTTCTAATGATATGCCGTCAGTAGATTCAATTGATGTAACCTGCATTTCGGCAGATTCCATAAATGTAAAATAAGTTTTTAGAAATTGTACAAATTGTGGATGATCATCAACTACAAAATCTGGTAATTGACTATTGATAAGTGTTGAAATTTTATCATTAAATTTTGCCATTGTACATTAGTAACTTGATGTTGTTGTATATCCTACTCCAGCCTCAGATGATCCTCCAACAAAAGTATCTTCAACAACCGTTATGTTTGAATTTGCAATATCTATTTCTATAATTTGATTTCTAACAGGAACAACATCATTTGAAGCAGGTGTAACTGTTAATTCTATAACTGTTGATGTGTTACCTCTAATATTTGAAATTGAAGAAACATTTAAAGAATTAATTGTAATTTGTCCTGTAGAATAGTCTATAGTGCCTTGTAAGTTATTTGCATATGTTCTAATTCCAGAAACAAGATAATATCTTCTTACATTACCTTGTCCATCATCATCTAAAAACATTTCCCTTGAGTCACCTGAAACTGTAAATCCTGATGAAGAAAGAATTGGCTCGTGTCCTGTATGAGGATTATAAATTGCATTTCTAAAGTAAACATCATATTTTGTAGATGAATTTAAAGTTGGTGTAAAAGTCTTTCTAATTTCTAATGTTGTAATATTTGAAAGTATAGAACTATCAACATCATCTATGATTCCTGTTAATTTAGAATATCTAAACACACCATCAAATCTTTGTAATGTATTTGTATTAAAATCTGATATAGCATCTATGACTTCTGATTGTAAAGTTTCAGCAGTTTTTGATGTTGATTTTTTATCAAATTTAGCATTTACACTTAATAATACAGAAGTTATTTCTGGATCTACAATTTCAGGTCTTACAGACGCAACATTATAAGGACGTAACGAAGTAATAATATTTTGTTTTGTAGAATTTGTTAAAGTAGAACCTGATGCAGCCTTGATTGCAATTTTTACAACACCATAAACTGGAGTTTCATCATCCTCTCCACCCCAAGCACTTATTGATAAAGCATTTGGATAAATTGATCTGACTAAAGTTTCATAATCAGTTGTTGTGACAGCACGATCTTGGGCTGTATATTGTAAAGGTGCGTTATATCGAATTGATTCCTTTGACTCTGATTCTGCACCTCCTTGTGCTGATGAATTAGTTGTAATAGAAACATTTGTAAAACCGTCTATTGATCCTGTTAATGTAAATGTTGAAGTACCATTAGCTTCAGTTTTATTTGTAACAATGTATTCTAGTATGACAATATTACCGTCTGATAAATTTTGCCCTAGTACACCATCACCAAAATATACTTGGAATTTTCCGGTATCTGTTTCTTGTAAAAAATATGCTTTTGATGTTGATGTTAAACTTTTTAAACCATTTGCAAGTGTGTATGTTGTCAAAGAGGTATCAACTGCTGATGTCTGAACTGTAACTTTTAATGTTGAGGTATCAGCATTTACACTTGGAATAATAAATTTTTGATCTACGTCTGTACTATCAACTGTGTAACGATAAGTTACCAGTGTACCTTCATATATGTTAATGTCAGAAAATCTATAAACTCCATTTGATGGTGTAATAGTCGTATCTGCATTTGTAACAAATTCATATGATATTCCATCTATCGTAGAAGTAAACGTTGTTCCTTTATTCATTGTTACTGAAGTTCCTGAAGCATTATTTAAAAGTATATCTACATTTGCTACAGGAGCTTTTGGAGATGACGGAGTATATCCCAACATTTTTGCTAATGAAACAATATTTTTTCTTATGTCAGCACTATCCAAATATAATTCGTTTGCCAACATATTGGCATTAAAACCTAGATAATGTGTATTGTAAGCAAGTGTATCTAATAAAACAGCAAAACCTGATCCTTCAAAATTATAATCTGAAAATTGAGTTTGATCTTGTAAAAATGCTCTTAAATTGGATTTGATTGTATCAAAATCTAAATCTGAAACTACGAATTTATTACTTGCCATTTTATCTTAATCTTTCTAAAAATGTTTCTACTGTTACTGGTTCAGGAACGCCAACAACATAAAACATAATTCTTAAATGATAACTGTTTCTATCCAAATCTGGACTTGCTAAAATTTGAACTAAATTAACTCTTGGTTCAAAATTATTAATTACTTCAGCAACTTTTCTTTGTAAGTTAAGAGCAGTTAATGGTGACATTGGTTCAAACAACATTGCTCTTACATCACTTCCTATTTCAGGATGAAAAGGTCTCTCATAATGATTAGTGTTAATCAAATTTCTAACACTTCTTTTAACTGCCTCTACGTCTGTCAATTTATTAACGTCATTAGTGACAGTATTGCGTCCAAAATTCAAATCTAAATCTTTATAGATTCTATTAGTTCTTTTCGAATTATTGGTGCTACTAGCATCATAGTTTGACATAACAGTAATATTTATACACTAACCGGCGAAAACATTAGGAGAACCTTGAGCATTTGTACTTCCACAAGATATACTATCCCCTATTCTAGCAAGTGCTTTTCCATTGACAAAAACAGTTGATGAACCTGTTGCTTGACTGCCTGCGTGGCATGATGGACCGCAACAATGTACTGCCCAACCATCTCCAACTCTATGAGCACCAATACTGTTTATAAAAACATTACCAGAAGCACTAATATTTGCTCTAGGTGGAAAACAACCGTGTCCAGTACATTGATCTCCTAATCTAACTGCTGCTTGAGCCATTATCTTCCTAAAGTTTTTGTTTGTCTATTAATGACATTTTGTATTTGTTGTTGACCTTCAGTCCAGTCATTTGTTACTGTAATAGTGTATGTTTCAGATAAACTATCACCTAAATCACTTGTAGCTGTAACAACATATGAATATACTTGTGAAATTGTATCATCTGGAGTATATCTAATTAAATTTCCAATAGCACTAGGAACATTGTTATAATTTTGAACGGAAGTATAACTACCATTACTAAACCAATTCCAATTTGTATCTGTAAAAGGTGTTTCGTAATTGCCTGTTATAGAACAACTAGCAACTCCATTTATTAACGATACTCCAGTATTTGAAGTATTTGCGGTTACAATTACTGAAACAATACTATCTCCAGCTTCGTCTGTAGTAGCAGATATTGTTTTTGTAAAATCTTCAATAACGCTTATTTCACCTAAATCAGTATTAACTGGAGAAAAAGTTATCGGCATTGTGAATACCCTTGTACTCTACAAACAGCAGGCATTATCTACTCAATTTCTTTGTTCTACCCCAAGGTAACTTAATTGTTTCACTAATTTGTTTACCTTTTTTACTAATATATTCAACACCTATGAATTTATCTTTAAATTTTGACTGAACCGACTTAACTGCCCTTGTTAAACTCATTTGTTCTGTTTTTTCTTCTTGTCCACTTTCATTCCAAAAGTAAAATTCTCTATTTTTTCCCATTTTTTATGCTCCATTAAATAATGCTGTTATATCTTCGATTTTTTCCACATTTTCTTTGTGTCGGCATTGAGTACAACACACAGTTTCGTTTTTTTCGCCATAATCTTGTAAACAATACCCTTTACAATGGCAAATATGTCCGCAATTTTGACAATATTCTTTCATATCTCTATTTATCTAAAAATTACAACGTCCTTTTATCGCTCTTAACTCGGTTTCAGACAAATTTTTCTGATTTTTTAACGCTGATTCGCCTATTTGCTCTAAATCTGGTGCAATTTTGCAACTTTTTACACAATTTGTTAAAAAAATGAGAACAAATAGTGAACAAATGAGTAAAATAATTGATTTTTTTGACATTTTTCGCTTGACTTTCAGTTATTTATAGTGTAATATGGACGTATAAACAATGAAAAACAAAAGAAAAAACACTATGAAAAACAATGAACTAAACAAATACAACATTGAAATTACTTTATTAAAAAAATTATTTGTTGCAAAAAAAGATTTTAATAAAGTTACTGCTATTAAATACGATAATAACTTAAATATACAAATTCCTGTATATGAATATAAAAAACCTAGTTATACGTTTAAACACACAATCAAACCTTTTGCAAAAATGAAGACTTTTAGAGAAAGTTTTCCACCACCAAAAGATGCAAAAATACCATCTATCTATAAAAACTATCAAAACAATTATAGAACAAAATCAGTTGAGAGATTTATTAGTAAATTTAGTAAAGAAGATAAACAATAAGGAGAATATATGACTAACATTTTCGCATTTACAGGAATATTATCGTTAATACTTGCCGCTGGTGCTATTGATGATTGTAATGGTGCTTGTATGGGACAAGAAAATTATACAATAATGTTTATTTGCTTGACAGTCGCTATAATTTCTGTTATACTAATTATATTAACTATGAAAAAGGAGACTAACTAATATGATAACCGTAAATACTACTGCTAAAAACCTTGAAGAAGGTATTAAAATAATGATGAATTGTGCTAAAAAAGATTATGAACAAATGTCAACTAGTTATGGTAAAAAAGAATTGGAAGGTTATTCTAAAGAACAAGTTGATAATTGGGATAACAAAACAAAAGTTTCACAAGGTAAGAAGTACATTAAGGTTGTACAAGATACTGGTGTTTTTTGTTTTATTGCAAAAGAAGATTTTAAACATTTTAAAAAAGGTGATATATTAAAGGCAGCAGGATGGAATGCACCTGCATTAAACTCACCAAGAGGAAATGTATTAACAGGTTACTATCCAATTCAATGGACAGGACCTTTATATTTAAAATAACCAACATAGGAGAACATTATGACAAATGAACAATTAAGAAATGAAATTATTGAAGTTGCAAAGAAAGTTGGTGCTACAGATGTGAATGTAGTTTGTGGTTCTTTGTTTTGTAAATTCAACAAGAATATTCACAACGTAATGGCAAATAATCTTAAAACTGTACTACAAAAGTTTTTTGATAAAAAGAAACCAAATGATACTTTGGTTAAAATGTCAGGTGCCTTACCTGATTATGAATATGCCTACGACTTTATGCCTGTTGTAGATTTCAGATTAAACGAATACGGAATTTAGAGTTACCCTATAAGGGTTGTTTTTCTCCCACCGTGGTTGAAATTCCACGGTGGGTTTTTCTTATCTACCAATTATTTGTGGATTTAACTGCCTTGTGTGCTAACACTTTACCTTTATTCGTACCGTGTTTAACAATATAGCCAGATGTTCCATTTGCATTTATATCAACTTCTTTTCTAGCACCAAATAACACTTTTGTTTTTTCTAACAAAGTTTGTGCTTTGTGTCTAGTTTTGAATAAATGGGTGAATCTGTCCAACATAACACCCTCCTTTAGTTAAAGTTAGGTGCGTTCCTTCGGCATTGCCTACTTCCGTCCTTTTAGGATGAACGATATAATATTATTTATATGAGATATTGATCCAAGGATAACAGAATGCTGTTACTAGATGAATTGTATCGTGGACTAATTTCCATTCGCATTCCATCCATTCACACTCATAAGTGTATTCTTGGAAGTTACCTGCGTTGGGTTGCCAATTTAAGTTGTATACCATTTTATTAATATCCTTTGTGTGTCTATAAGTATAGTTATTTAGTAATCTTGTTTTAATCCTAATAAATCTTTACAAACATTATACCAATAGATACCACTTTCACGTAAACTATCATTACTACTTCGCAATCGCTCTAATTTACGTATAAGAATTTTTAGAGAAATTTTAGAAAATTTTTTAGATTCAAAGATTTTTTCCAACTTACTAATTACATTATCTATTTCCGTACACGTATAGTCAGGTACCTTGGGTGCTCGCTTTTTTAAACGAGTTATACCTAGTTTTTTACTGTTACTCAAAGTAACTCCTTTTGTTAGACCAGGTCAATGTTTGAGAAAATGTAAAAAGAAATGTATGTGATTATTTATAAAACTTATGCGAGAATTGACCTATAGTTACCTATAGCTGGTTTCTGGAAGTTTCAACACCACTATATATAATTTTAATAAATTACACACGTTCAATATCTTCTTCATCACACTTTGTACCATATTGTATTTCTACAACTTTTAATTCTGTGTCTTCATCATTAACTAACTGATGCCACGATTCACAATCAATGTGAATAGAATCAAACTTATTATAGATACCTTTTAGTACTCTTGTACCTTCTGCTGTACGTGTATATAGTTTTGCTGTACCTTGTTCTACAAACCAATGTTCTGAACGTTTAAAGTGTCTTTGCATAGACAATTGTTTACCAGGTAATACAATTAATACTTTTACTTTTGTATCTCTAAAATTATCGTATAATACTGTGTAAATACCCCATTGTCTTTTTGTATGTTCCATATTATAATATCCTCTATTTTATGAAGTTTTTTAGCCAAGAAAAAAAATTGAATTTAAAGATACTTGATTTTTTGGCTAGTCTTTGTGCCTTACGTTTTGCAAGAAATTTTCTTAACTCTTTTCGTTGTTTAACTGATAGTCCAGGCATAGAACTATTTAGTCAAAATCCTTGATTTTATTAAGTGAAAAATACGCTAGGTTATTTCACTTGAATTTGCCAACCATTCGTGTATATTATACGTATGATTAACAAAAAAACGAAAGGTAACACTATGATAAAAGACTTAAACAAATTTTGTAATATGATTAATGACGTTGATTTACAATTATATGAAATTGCAAAAATACTAAAAAAGTATGATTCGTCTTTAAATGTTGAAGATTTAATGAATAATGTATTAGATCAAATAGAATCTAATGTTGCAAATCAAGTAAGAAATAAACAATAATTAAGGAGTAAACTATGACTAATAAAATGAAAAAGATAGAAAAAGACTATGACCTAATGAAAGATAAAGTAGATGTTCTATTAGGTAAAATAGACAAGTTAGTAAGTGATTTTGACGATAAGTATGATGTTAATGTATCTAATGATTTACACTATACGTTAGACTCTATTGCTGACTTAATAGAAGACAACTATGTAGATACCGACTTTGGTGACTAAAAAAATACTCCGAAAAAATTTTTAGTCTTTTTATTAAGAATCGGCCTTCTGCATTTATCTAATGATTGTTATTGCATTTATAGATTAGATTTTATTCCTAGTTTCACATAGGCCTTTTCAGTCAGCCGTTTCCTAAGGGTTTAAATCTATTGTAGAACCTCTATGTATTACTGCACCTGATGTGTTTGAGGTCTTACTACCTTCTATCGTTTCTACTTTGTTACCTTGTACAGTTAGATTGTAGTTACCGCCTACGTTTACATTAAAGTCTGCGCCTACATCAAAGTTAAACTGGCCTGTCTTTGTAACAACATTAAGATTACCTTTATCTACTTGTATATTGACGTTTGCGTTTGGTCCTACTTGTATGTCGTAGTGATTATTAGATTGGCCGTCTTTGTTAATGTATACCTTATGGCGGCCGTCTATAGTAATATCTGAATTGCCTTGTATATACGCTTTGTTATCATTTGAGGTTAAGGTGTAATAATTGTTTTTAATAATGTCTATACGGTCACCGTTGGCCGTCATTTCTGTTGATGTACCACTTATATGTCTTTCGTGTATTCGTTCACTGCCTGCGGTATCATCATATTCTTTAATGTGGCCGCTTTCTGATTCAAATACGTGATTATATGGATAGACTGCATTATAGGCAATCTCTGGTTGATTCCATCTTTCTGCATCCGTTGCCGCATTTGCAATAATACCTCGTATATTATTTCGTATGCTGGTGACCAAGGCATTTATATCGGTATCTGCGGTAATATTATATTTACGTATTAATAGACTTCTAAAGGCATCCTCTTCAATGGTTAGTACAGGTGCATAAAGTAATGCTTCAATGGCATCTGCGTCATTGTTTAATAACTGGCCATTATATCGTTCTAGTCCTCGATAGTCAGGATCAATTAAACCTACCTCTTGTGCCTGTATAGCATCAAAATCTGATAACTGTTCTATATTATTTAAACCATCAAAACTGGCAATCGGTATACCTGTAATACGTGTTCTTTTACGTGCTGTAAGAGAGGCCGCTTCTTTGTCTGGATTGTTAACGGCCAGTCTATTTGTATCTGGCTCGTCTATGTTTTTTGGATAAACTGAAATGGTTGTAGGTTTTCCTTTATCATCTAATCTAAAGTTAGGATCATAAAATCCTTGAGATGTATTACCTAACTCACTTGGCTTGCCTGGTAATGTACCAACAACAATAAGTTCCTGCATAAGATATTCACCATCTCTAAAGTA